ATCCGTTAATAACTAATTTTCAACTATTTTCCAATCTTCTGCCAACATATCAGCTTGACTTGCTAGCCAGCCTAATTGAACACCTGATGTTCCAACAAATGCTATTGCTTTATTTCCTATTGCATCATGTTCTGCATTCACTATTTCATTATTAGCATTTTTATAACTTATATTGGTTGCTAATTCTATATATTGATTTTTACCATTCCAGCCTTTTCTTTGAACTCTTTTTCCTCTTTTTAGATTAGATATTGCCTCTCCAAATGTAAATGTTTGTATGTTTAATTTTGATTCATCTATATCATCACATATAACCCAATTATCTGCTACTATATTATCTAAATCTACAAATATGTCATCTGTTTCTAGGAATGGTATTACACTTCCATCTTTGCAATGCATTGTTATTGTGTCATTTTCTTTTATCCAATAACCTCTCCAATGTTCTCTTTTTATTTTATATCCTTGTTTTAATGCTTCATATGCTTTTTTAAATTCCATTTATTTTTTCTCCTTTTTAGCAAAATAATAGAGCCTATCGTTTGATAAGCTCTTGTTTTATTTTGTCATTTTTTGTATTGACAATTAATATATGTTTTTGATATTATATATCTATCATTTATCAAAATCTTTTCTCCGAGTGCACGATGCATGAACTAGCAGTTAAACCAACTGCTAGTGGAACAGCAGATTTCAACTGCTAGTACAATACACCGAAGAAAGGAGGGAAATTTATGGACAAAGCTTGCTTTTTAGCAATGATTGCAACCATAATATTAGCATTATTTATAGTGCTAATTGTTGTTCTTAAAGATGGAAACTTTGATTTTTCCATAAAAAAGGACAAAAAGAATGATGCTTTACATATAAATGCAAAACATCACGATAATTTAGATAAATGATTTTAGGAGCTACGGCTCCTTTTTTTGTATTCTGATATGTGGAACTAGAATATATAACGGTATTGTTAAACAATATCAAGGAATGAACTATACCATTTTTCTTTTTTATTATTTTAATAATAAACTTTTCTTTTGTCAATTACAGTTATATTACATTTGAATTACATTTATTACAAATATAATACTCATTATGCTGGAAAGTGCCTTCTCTAGTATTTTTTTGTTCCATTGATGAATAATATTCATCAAGTTTTACAGCTTTAGAAAAGAGCCTAAAAGACGTGAGTCTTTCTCTTTTCTCGCCTGTACCGATATTATACTAGAGAAAAATATAAAAATCAATAGTTTTGTAGTAATTTCTTACTACTTTCCTAATGTAATTATAACATTTTTTTATTGATTTTGCAAATCTTTCTTTTTTTACACTCTAATTATAGCACCTTAGAAACGAAATTAAAAGGAAATTTTTGCGAAGTTTTAGCGAAGTTTTTACCCCTCTCCAGTATTTATTATATCAAGCATGCTATCTAATGCCTTGTCTCTATATGCTTGTAACTGTTTTATTGATTTATGAGTTTCAAAATTATCAAAATATGCTTTTTCTACATAGTTCCATTTTGATTTCTTCATATAATACTTTCTTACAACAAATTCTTCATCTTCTGATAATTGCTTTAACATATTCTCAACACGGACTATTTTCTTATTTAGATCACTTCTTATCTTTTCAAATTCATCTATTTTCAATTTCAAAAACGCTCTATCTTCTTTGTTTATATGATATTCCTCTTTGTGGTAATTCATAGCTGTATTTGCTGTTTTATCAGATATTTTATTAGTATTACTATGTAATTCATCATAGCTATTGCTAGATAATTGCATATTCTCAATTACTTCCTCTGCAGTATCTTGATAAACAGTTCCAGCATAATCTAGTCTTGTATTGTAATCATCTAATTTTAAATCTATTTCTGTTAATTTAGCCTCATTTTTTGGATGTTCTATTAACATACTTTCTAATTCTTCTTTTATATATGACATTCATTTGTACCTCCTATATTTATATCTTTACATTTTCTGGATGCACGCTCTTCTTATCCGGACTAACCTCCTCTTTAATAACTCCCAATTGATACAATGTAAATGTTTCTTTGAATCCATATTTCTTATTTTTATATAGAAACGTTGTTGCATTGTTTCTTTTTACAAACTCATATTCTTGTTTATTCTTTATTACTACTCTTGGTATCTTCATATGTTTTCCTCTTTCTTTTTCAAATTCAATGCATTTTGTACTTGTTTTTGAGAACTTTACTCAATTTTTTATATAAACTTTACTGTTTTTGTTTGTTTTGTAATTTATAATAATTCTTGTAATGTTTTTATTCTTTCATCAGTTCTAATCTCTAAACACCATAATACAGTTTCTTCTTCTTTAGTTTTTGATTTTTCTCTTTGTTTGGATATATCTTCTAATTTACCTTTCAATTCTTCTATTGTATCTTCTATTTTTTTCTTTGAAATATAATTCTTATCTACATAGTCTAAATCTAATTGTTTTGAGTATTCTTCATTCTCTTTCTTTAAAATTTCTATTACATGTTTATATTCAATGTCATCTGCTTTTATATCATCTTTTAATATTTGTATCTCTGCTTCTTTATCATCTAGTTTTATATTTAATTTGTCATTCTCTTTTTGTAGTTTTTCTATTAGATTTAATATTGTTTTATTTGCTCTTATTTCTTGCATTAAATAAGCTATTCGAGGTTCATCTGACATATCTTCTTTTTCTATTTCTAATTCATCAAGCAATCTTCTTGTCCTTGCATTTATTACTCTTAAAGCTTTCTTTTCTTCTTCGTTCATTTATTTCTCACTTTCCAGTAGTTCTTGTAAAATTCTTTTTTGTGCTAGCAATTCTCCTGCCTTTTCAATAAATTCTTCATCTAATCCACCTTTTGAATCATCAATACTTTTATCTATTTTTCTATTTAATTCTTCTATCTTGTCTTTTACTTTTTGAAGTGAAATTGAATTTGAATATCTTTGTACTAATAATTCATTTATTTTCCTTGCTGTTGCTTCTTGATTTTTTAATCCTTCGTTTTCTTTTTGTAACGCATATAATTTTATCGCTATTACACCGTCTTTCATTTCTGCTTTTAATTCTTCATTCTCTTTTAATACTCTTTTATAATCTGATAAAATATGCTCTATTGCTTCTTTGTCTTTATTGTCTATTGAATAATCATTATTAAATTTTGTTGTTATCAATTTTGCTATTCTTGCTATATCTTCTTCTATACTATTCTCCACTACTCGTCCTCCTTAATATCTTCAATTTCAATATTCAATAGGTATTTCCATAGTTTCTTTTGCAACCAATTAAATTTTGTAGAAACCTCTATTTTTACATCTGTTCCACCTAATCTCTCATTTCCTATTTTTATAATTGATTTTCCTCGTTTTCTCAATGTTATTTTTCCATAATCTATATCAGTATTAATTAATATTTCTTCACTTTCTTTCATTTAAAGTACCTTCCTCTTTTTTTTATTTGTATTGTTGCCAATATTTTGCACTTGCATATAATTGTTTTTTCATTTTTCTTTTTGGAAAAAATCCATTCATTTTTTGGTATCATTTTTCCTCTAAACTTTATTTCTCTATTCATCTTTTTCTCCTACTTTTAAATTATCATTTGCTATTTCTCTTTCTATAAGTTTTTCTATTTTCTCTCTATTACATCTACAAAGACTCAAACAATAATTACTACTTGTTTTTTTATCTTTAGATTCACTTGAACAACTATATTCATGCCTTCTATAAACAGCTTTTCCATTACTTATTGTTAATTCCATATAAGGATGTTCTATATAATAATTATTAATTATAGATGACTTATAATATTCTTTTTTAGGTTTGCAATTTTGCATTTTTTCACATATTATATGCAGCGCTTCACAATATTTTTTTATTTCTTCTTTGTTGCATAATTCATTGTGTATTTTAATAGCTTCTTTTAAGTTCATTGTTCTTCTCCTACTACTACTTTATAGCAATTAGCCATATATTGTTCTCTTGCTAGTATTTCTAATATATGATAATTTTTGTCACTTTTTATTCTTTGTAACATCTCCTCATCTGCTATGTCTACAATTCCTTTAATATAACCTTTTGTTTCTAATGTTGTCGAAATGTTGTCTATTCTATATTTAATGCAGAGCATCTATAAGTTCTATCTGTTGCTCTACTTTATTTTGTAATTCATTAACTTCTAGTTGCTTCTTATCAAGCTTATGTCCTCTGCTTTCAACCATTATCAGTAATACTAAAAATACTACTAAAATAAAAATTGTATCTACAATATCCTTTTTATTCATTTTTAAATTTTCCTTTCTCTTTATCTAAGTATGTAACTGCTACTGCATATGCACTCCATATGTCTGCTTTAAATCCATAAAACCACCCTGGATTCTTCTTTGTCCCTACTACACCAAATCTATCTATTAGTGCTTGTCTAATGTTACAGTCTTTTGCTTTCATTGAATTACATAAATTCATCTTTTCTTCTTTGCGGTATATATAATCATATACTGCACCTAGTTCATCTGCTTCTTGTATAAATCTGCCTATCCATACACAAGTATCAAAAATCTCTTTTCCAACTGGCATACCATAGCAAGCTACCATCTCTATTACCAATTTTTCATATCCTGCATATCTAATGTGAAGAAGTATCTCTTCGTTTTTTATTTTCCCTTTTTCAACTATCTTGTATGTTTCACTGTCTACAACACAATATGCACTCTCTATATTTCCGTGGATCTATTGCTAATATTTTCATCTTTCATCTCCAATTCTTCAGTTAAATACTGATATGTATATTTAGGATTATTTTTTCTTTGTTCTAATTCTTTTAAATTTTTCAACGTTTGTATTAAATCTTTTTCTATAAACTTGTTTTTATATTTATCAATAAAAGTATTTTTCAATGACACTACTACATCTATTTCATCTTTTACTTTTCTTCTTTCTCCCCTTACATATTTCAATTGTTTTACTATTTTACATGCTCTAACTGCATCTATATTGTGATTTTCTATATAATGCAGCAGCTCATCTTGTTTAATATCCCAAATACTTTGTTGATTTCTTAACTCTGATAGTCTTTTATCTATATCTTGAAAGAGTGTTAATGTGTATTTTAAAATATCTTCTATTTCCATATTCTCTCCTGTTTATCTAACTCTAATTTAATTTGTTCCCCTTCGGTATCTGTAACATACTTGCACTTCTTAACTCCCCTAAAATATGGATTTTCTAATTGTTGACATCCGTCTACATAGTCCATATTTCAGTGCTTTTGCACAGATTCCGTTCTAATTGTGGATAATTCATAAGCTAGCCTCTAACCACTCTTACATATTTTTTATTTTTGCATTTACAGATTAAATATGTTGTATAACCATCTATTAAGTACCCTTCTTTATTTATTACAATTGGTTGCTCAAATTTGCCTGTAATTAAATAATATGAAATCTTATAATTCATTTTTTCTTCTCTTGGCGGATGCTCTATAAAACTATCTTTTATTTTTATATTACTCAATTTTTTTATCATAACTACCTCCTAATAAATTTTTGAAATATGATTCATGTTCAAGGCTTCAAATCCCTTTAGCGTTCTTTCGTAAACAGCTACTGTCTTGCCCGTATACTCACATTTCTTTTTATTTATCGCTTTAACCATTCCCATGTCTGCTAATTCTGACAAGCGTGGTGCGGTGTAATTCCTTTCTGTGCTTGGAATAAAACCTAATTCGAATAGCTCTACTGCTAATTCTTTCGCTGTTTTAGGCTTGTCCAATCTATTCAATATTTGTATGTATCTTATTTTTGTTTTATCTTGTATATCATCGAAACTCATTTGTCTTGTCTCTGCTGTTATTGTACTCATTTGTGTTCACTCCTTCCTTACAAACCTAATTCTTTTAAGGTGTATTCTCTGTTTGGCTCCATTCCCTTATACATAGAATTTTCTTTAAAACAAGGGAAATATGCAGCATCACCATTTTTTATGCATATTTTTATATAACATAGACTACCATATTTACTTCTTTTCATAATACTTTTAATTTTATGTCTAAACGGTTTAATCACATTTGCTAAGTATTTCTTTTCTACTTCATCTAGTATTTCTTCTCTCTCAAAGACTTCCTCGTATTGTGTTGATCTTTCTACTTTAACTATGTCTAAACTTTCTCCTATTACTGTATCTTTTAATTCATTTGTATATTGATTTAATTTTTTTGATATGTATCCATTACTATTTATCAAATTTCCAGCAATTACTGTTCTTTTATCTCCATTTCTGTATGTAACTATATCTCCATCTTTTAAGTCTGATTTTGTAAATTGTTTTTCTACCAACGCTAATTCATTTTCTTTAAAAGGTTCTCTTATATCTTTTAACATGTATGGGTAACATAAATATTCTCCTATTTCTGTGATTGTAGAAACTTTATTGAGATTTTTACATCTTTCTCCATCAATAGAACACTTAATTACTCTTACTTTATCTCCAACCTTAAATTTCATTTTATTTTTCCTCCTTCATATTTGCATATAAGCTGTCCAAATTTTCATAACTTCTTTGACTATAGCCGTTATATTCTGTTTTTCTTGAGTTGTATTTATTCTCTTGTTTTCTTTTATTAGCCTCATCTACAACCCAACTTAAAATGGCTCTATAATCACTCTTGTACTTTTTCCCTTTTGAGCCTTTGTAGTTATCAAGAATTTTGATACATTGGTCTGTAAACTCTGTTCCATAAGTGCTTACTAGCTTTTCATGTTCAGCATTGGTCATGGTTACAAAATCTGCAAAGTGTATTTTTTCTTCTTGTTCTTTTTTATTTATTTTATTTTCATTTTCTTTACTTTCTTTTACTTTATTTGCATTACTACTGCATTGCTGTTGCATTGCTATAGCATTATTATTCCATCTTTTCTCTGCTTTTTCTTTTGCAACAGCAGACTTTCGGTCTTTTTCTAACATTCTTTTTAACAATGAATTACTGAAAAAGTATCCATTTTCTTCTTTAAAGAGCTCATATTCATTAATGCAGTCTTGTACGTATTTTTCTACATCTATATTAGTATTTGTTAGCGTCTTTATTGCCCTATATATCTTTTTATCAGCCTGTAATTTATAGCTTTCTTCGTTTCTCATCATCTCTATAATTGCCCAAAATAATCCATACCCTTCTAGTCCATAATCAGCTCTCATGTTAAGAATTTTAGTATCAGTTATTGCATTACTATCATGTGAGAAATAATAAGTCTCTTTAGCCATATATTCTCATCTCCCTCTGACTTTCTCCTTTCGTTAATCTAAAAGGACATAGAAACCTTATAAGAATTTTATAAGTTATATCTCCATGTCCTCCTTCCTTTAAATTTCTGTATTAATTAAACATTTTCAATATTTCTTTTGTTATTAAATCTTTTGCCTCTTCTTTCGACATGTTATTTAAATCAAACTTTTGTATTTTAACTTTATCAGTATCTAATATTGTCTCAGCTCGTTTTTCTTTCTTATCTTTCAATGCTAAATCAACTACCTCTTGTATAATCTCTTTAGATATACCATTATCTTTTAACTTGCTTATGTATACTGCTAAGCCTGCAAGTATTTCATCTGTTTTTCCTTCAATTTTTATATAATTTTCTGTTATTTCTGCTCTAAAACTCATTTACACTTCCTCCTAATATTTTTTATAAAATAATTTTTCTTTATTCCAAATTAAGCCATATTTTGACTTTAAATAATCTTCTATCCTTTGTTCATATAATTTAGTGTCTTGACCAAAATCTTCTTTATAATGACATTCTGGACATAATGTAACTATATTTTCTTCTATTCCTAAACCACCGTTGAGACCTTTTTATAAAATGAGCATTTGCATAACTCTTATCAACATATTTCCCACAAATAATGCAACTATGATTATCTCTATTTCATACCTTCTCTTTGACTTTTTGAGGTATCTCACAAGCTTTACTTCTTTTGCTCATCTTTCCCACCTCGCTAATAAACTTTTTAACTCCTCTGGTGTCATTGTTTCTATTTGTTGTTCCTTACAATCCTGTATTACACTATCTATAAGTCTTGTCATTTGTTTAGTGTTATATGATGAACTTCCATTGTATGCTAGTAATACCACCTGTCCATATTCATCTATGGCTTTTTCGCAGAACCAACCTAATCCATTCTTTTGCCATATTCTTTCAAATTCAGTCATTACCTCTTCTTCCATTTGCAGAACTGTGTATTTACCAGCCTCTTTTATATGTTTTTTATATACTTCTATATTACTTATATTGAGTTTTTCAGCTAATTTTCCAATAAGAACCCATAAGTATGCATTAGCATTTAAAGAACGTTTTTTATACCATCTTGTTGCCTCTACATTAAGTTTCTTGTCTTTTAGTTCTTCTGCTTCCTGTAAAATATACTTATCGTCAAACAGAAATGTTATTTTAGCTTTTCCAGTTTTTAAATCTATTCCTATGTCATCTATAACTGCTATATTCTGCATACTGTTACCTCTCTACATGTTCGTGCATAAACACATATTCTGAATTTTCTCCCATATTGTTGAGTAAAAAATCTGTTGCTTGTCCTTTGCTTAAATGAGTATTTCTTACTCTGCTTTCGTAATAATACATTCCTACTTCTTGTTTTTGTTTTATTCTTTGTTCTAGTTCTTCCTCTTCATAATTGCCTTCAACTAGATATAAATCATAATTTTTTGTTACTATTCCTTCTACTGTTCTTGTATCTGTCATATAAATCACTTTATAATCATCAAATAATACTCTGTAACCGCATTGAGGCACATCATGATATAATTTGATTGGTACAATTTTAAATAGCTTATAATCGTATCTCGTGCCAATTTGAAGTACATCTATGTTCTTCCTTAAAACTCCACATTCCAGTAATGGTTGCAACAACCATTCGCAACAAGCAAATCTCAACGTTGGTCTTTCTTGTGCTAATTTTCTAATTGTTTCTTTTTTGAAGTGATCTGAATGTATGTGGGTGAGAAGTACTATTTTCAATTGTTTATAATACTTCTCTAATCTTTTAAAAGTCACTCCACAATCTATTAAAATTATGTCTCTTATTATCGTTGCATTTCCTGTACTGCAACTAGATATAATTTTATAGTTCATTCATTGATACCTCTCTTGTATTCTCTGTTTGTTCTATAACATCAGCTTGTACTTCAATTGGTTCTTGTTGTGGAATCTCTTGTTGCATTTCCTCTGCTTCATACATTCCTGCTAAATCTTCAACAAATGTCTCTCTTAAAGCTCTTACTTTTGCAACTTTTTCAAGCATTGTTGCACTTTTGGTACTCCAATTTGAATTTAATTGTCCATCATTTTTTCTTTGTGCAACCTCATTAAAACTTACACTTGAATATGTAGGGTGTGACCAATCTTTTCTAAAAACTCTAGCCCAACCACCAACAAGCTGTTCATTTCCTAGTCTGAATGTTCCTTGTCTTTCTTCTATAGTTCCATCTTCTTTTTGAACTATAATTCCACATTCCATTCCATCATAATTTGGATTTAAAACAGCCCTTTTCAATATTGCATCTTTTCCAACAACTAATTGAGCTGGTGTTCCTGCTTTATACTTGATCAAATATGCTTCTCTTAAGAATGGATTTAATTTTCTAACCTTGCAAAGTTCTGTAAACAACTTAAACTCTTGATTTGTAATGGGAACATCAGTTCCAACTATATATTCTTGTACTATTTTTTTACTTAATTTTATTTCTTGTCCTTCCACTTCAAATTTAACTACTAAATCTTGTGTCTTATCTTGAACTTCATTACTCATATTCATATCCTCCATTTACTAAAAATTCTTTTAATGCTTTTAATTTTGTTCTAGTTCCTTTTACTGTAAACTTTAATGTTAATATTTCCTCTTGTTTTTCCTCTACTGTTGGTGCTTGTAGAACTTCTTGTTCTGTTACTCTAAAATTATCCAGTGCTTGTTTGGTTGCTTCGGTTTGTATTTTTATATTCTCATCTGCAATCCTTTGAGCTTCTTCTAATTGTTTCTGTTTTAGCTCTTCTTGTTTTCTCTTAGTCTCTTCTACAGCTTTTATTCTGTTTATAACCGTACTTATTGCTGTACTTAAAACATGACCATTTTGCTTATACTCAACTAGTATTTCTTCTTTATGTTCTTGTAACATTATTGTTGCTAAATCTGTATTAACTCTGTCTATAAAATCCTTAGCTTGTTTCTTCAATGATGTTTTACTATCTGATAATCCAACTTTAATTTTTGCGTCCTCAAATTTTATAAAATCAATAAGCAAACTTTGTTTGTATTCTTTAAAGTAATCTCTTATTTCTTGTTCTTTTCTTGCTCTTAATTCGTCTTCTGTTGTATCTACCTTATTTTTTAATTCGCTATCTGCTTCCTTATATTTATCTGATATGTATGTCTTATAAACACCCTCAAATTGCATATATGGTTCTAATATCTTTTCTTTTACTGTTTTTCTTTGTTGTTCTACCTCTTTAAATTCTTTATTTAAGTCTGCTCTTATTTGCTTAATTGCTTTCACATTTTCTTCTGTGCATACTAAGCTCTTCGCATTTTTTACCTTTTTATCAATTTCTATTGATAACTCTTTTAAATGTTCCTCTATTTGAGGTAGTTGCTTAATTGTTATTAGTTCTTGCATTATTCTTCCTCCATAATTTCATCAAAAACTCTATCTTCGTAATCTCTGTCTGCTTCTTCAAGCTCATGTTCGTATCTTGCTTGTCTTTCTTCTGAATCCGTCGTTTCTATAATATAGCCATTTACTATTCGTATCATTTGACTTTTCCTTTCTAATTCTGTGTAATTAAATACAGAGTTCATATTTATGTGATTCAATTGAGTTAGTAATTGGCTTCGAAATCTTTTACTAGCTCTTTTATTTTGTTTAAAATACTTTTTTCATTGTTGTAACTATTGCTTTCAGCTAGATTCTTAATTCTTTTAACTAATTCTGAAAGTTCTTCACTATTGAATCTTAAATCTTTGTTTTCGTTATATAATGCCTTATTTTCTTCTTGACATTGATGTATTTCTGCTCTTTGTCCGTCTATAAGTTTGTCTCTGTTAGCAATTTGTTTTGATTTTGTTTCTATGACTTCCTTTAAATGTCTCTTTCTTTCAAACATACTATTTCACTCCTTTCTTTAATTCTTTTAGTCTTAGCTTTAATTTTGCCATTGTAATTACGTGCCATATTTAGCATTTATCTAGCTTGTCCATACTCTTCCTCCTTAGTTTAATAATTTGTTTGCTTTTTTCATTGCAAATTTGTATAAGCTGAATCCACTTAGTCTATATACTGCTATTTGAATTAATAACAATATTGCAATAAACTTTGTTATTTTTGTTGCAAAATATAATATAAAAAATGCTATTTCAAATAAGCTATACATTTTTATCATCTCCTTTCATTCTTTTCTTTCTATATTTACTACAATCTTAATGCCATTCTTTTCGGCTATAATATCTGCCATCTTTTGTAATAATTTTCGTATTGTTTCTTCATTCATTCTCCCACCTCTCTAAAATATATTCATGACTGTTTGTCTACTTGTTCATGTCTTTTCTTCTTGTTTTTCGACTTATTTCGTTATATAATCAACTCATCTTTACATGAAAGGTGGTGACTATTATGAATCAATTTAAAATTCCTAAAGAAACATTTAATAGTTTAAAGAAACCTAACAAACTGTTAATAATTTCTTTACTAACTATAATAATAAGTAATTGCATTACTATATTTGGCTTCAAACTTTTAGATATAAAAATTAAAATTATAATCTCTTTAGCTATATTTTCCTTGGTTTTATTAATTGATGTTGTCATACTATATACTCAGTATTATATGTTCTATTATCAAACAGAATATTTTAACAAGATTTATCGTTTAATTGATCTCAATGTTGAAAATCTTGATCAAACTCTTTTATCATTAGAAAAAGAAAGTACTGAGATAAGAGACTCTGTAAATGAAAACAACAAAGAGATTGAAATGTTAAAATCTAAGATTTCTTAACTTTTTCTTATACTCGTTTATATTTTTTATGTTTCTTGTTATTTCTTTAATGCCATACAAGATATAAACGAGCATAATTATTATCAATAATGTTTCCATACTCTCCTCCTTCTTTTCTGTACCTTGTCGCAATTTACTTTTGCACAATATTTTGTGCTTTAACTTCAAAAAAAATGGTGGCTACTTTCTTATTTAGTGCTCCTGCAATTTTAATCATTGTATCATACGTAACATTAGTATTTGAGCCTGTCTCTAAAGATGATATTGTATTTCTTGATACTTCTGACTTTTGTGAAAGTTCGTCTTGCGTAAGCCCTGCTAATTCTCTGTATTTTTTAACGTTATTTTTCAAATTTTACACCTCCTTGTTTGCACAATATTTTGTGCTTTCGTCTATATTATATACTTTAATTTTCTTTTGTCAAGTATTTTGTGCAAATTTTCAAAAAAAAATTTTTCCTATTGATTTTTTGCACATTCTATTGTACAATGTAGTTGAAAGGTGATAAAAATGTATATAGGCGAAATTATAAAAAATTATAGAACGAAAAATCAATTATCTCAAAGAGCTTTTGCTGCTAGGACTTCTTTAAGTCCCTCTTATATAAATACTCTTGAGAAAATATATAATCCCAAAACTGGCAAACCATATTCTGTAACAACAGATGTAGCAATGGAACTCTCTAATGCAATGTTTATCAGTATTGAAGATTTGCTAAATATGTTAGATAAAACACAAGAATTTATAGTAAATAATGAAACTAAAATTAACAACTTTGGAAATTCTGTTATTCCCATCCCTATTTTAGGTACAGTTAAAGCTGGTTATGATTATCTGGCTCAAGAGAATTGGATTGGAACTATTGATGTTGAAACTTCTTTGGTTGGAAATGGCGAAGACTACTTTGCATTAAAAGTACATGGAGATAGTATGAGCCCTTCATTAATAGAAAACGACATTGTTATTGTAAAGAAGCAGAATGATTTTGAAAATGGTAATATTATTGTTGCTATCATAAATGGCAATGAAGCTACTATTAAAAGAGGTAAAAAAAGTGAAACTGGAATATTATTGCAACCACTTAATACTGCTTATGAACCTTTAATTTTTACAAATGAAGAAATAAAGAACATTCCCGTTCTTATTGTAGGAGTAGTAAAACAATTAAAAAGAGAATATTAGGAGATTTTATATATGAATGAAGAAAAATATTGTTCTTGCAAGACAATAGGCAAAATCACAACTTCATTTGATGATTGGTGTGAATTTGATATCTGTTGTAATTGCGGAAAAATGATAAAAGATAGTTACAGATACTTAGACCATTATGATGGCGAAGATCATGTAGATTATGATATTGATTAAAAAAAGAGAAATATGTTCTAGTTTGCGACAAGGTACATATTTCTCACTCATAATCACTATTGAGAATGATTACTTTATTATTATACATGATAAAGTCTCTATTTTCAATAGTAAAAAATAAATTATTTGGAAATAGAGGTATTTTTTATGGATAAAAAAATAAATAATAATATGAATGATTTTACGAAAAAAGTTGAAGAAGTAGCTCTTTATATAAGAGTATCTACAGAAGAACAGGCTATCAATGGAGATAGTTTAAGAACACAAAGAGAAGCTCTAACAAAATTTGCTTTAGCAAATCATTATCACATATACGGCATATATGAAGATGACGGTTTTTCTGCTACTAATTTAAATCGTCCAGCACTGCAAAGGTTACTTGAAGACGTAAGAAAGAATAAAATTAATAGAATACTTCTCACAAAACTAGATAGACTTTCTCGTGGTGTAAGAAATTATTATAAGGTTCTTGATGTTCTTGATGCACATTGCGTATTCTGGCAAACAATATTTGAAAAATATGATAGTTCAACTGCAAGTGGAAGACTACATATTAATATTATGCTTTCTGTAGCTGAAAATGAATCTGCTCAAACTTCTGAAAGAATACGAAGCGTTTTTAATAATAAAATACATCAAAAAGAAATAATTAGCGGAAAAATCCCTATTGGTTACAAAAAAGAAGAAAAGAAACTCGTTGTAGATGAAGATAAAAAAGCTCTTGTTATTGATGCTTTTAATTTCTATCTAAAAAGTGGAAGCGTCTATAAGACATTTGAGTATTTAGCTCTCTTCGACCCATCAATGAATTATCCAAGAACGGCAAGGTTGCTTGCTAACCCTCTTTATATTGGCACTAAAGTATGTAAATATGGATCTATTGAAAATTATTGTGAACCAATCATATCTAATAAAACATTCAATGAAGTTCAAAATCTCTTAAAGAAAAATCAGAGAAAAAGAGACAATTCTGATCATGAATTTCTATTTTCTGGTCTTTTACGATGTAATGAATGTGGATATAAAATGTCCGGTAAATACTGCAAGAACTTCCCTACTAATTGTACTTTTTACTATTTATGCTCTAATGCACGACTTAAGAAAAAATGTAACATGCTTAAGCAGCTTAATGAAACAAAAATTGAAAAGAAATTGTTAGAACAAATTGTTCCAGAAATTAATAAGTACATCGACAAAAATAATATTTTAGAACAAGAAAAAGCGCAGATACGAGATATTTCAAAAGAACGTGACAAAGTTAATAAACAACTGGAAAAACTAAGAGACTTATATGTAAATGATTTAATTCAAATTGACCACTACGAAAAACAATACAAAGAACTTACTTCAAAGTTAGACAGTCTTAAAGAAGAAGAAAAACCAGTTGAGGAGAAGAAAACTGTCAATTATGACGAATTTAGATCGTTTTTAAGCAGAGACTTTGTTACTCTATATAACAGCTTGTCTCGAACAGAAAAAAGACTGATATGGGCTTCTGTAATTGACACTATATATATTGATGATAACTATAATCTACGTATAGTTTTTATTTAA